GCTGACGTGCGGCGCGGTCTCCAGCGTTGCATCCACATGGCCGGCGTCGGTGTAGCCGGACACGGTAACGATCACCTGGTTCTGGCCCGATCGCAGCAGGTACTTCGTCCCGACCGAGGCCGGCACGAAGGGCGCATGCCCGCCGGCTGTCAGCCCGACCACGTCGCCGGCATTCCAGGTGGATCCTGTCAGCGTGAACGTACGGTCGACCTGGCTGTTCCAGCCGTTGTAACTCAAGCCCGAATCGACGCACCAGGCCGAATGGACATCCGGGAAGTAGCGCGAGGCCATCCGCTCCACGAAGCGCTTCGTCTCCCCGCCGATTGTGCGTCTCACCGCCAGATACAGGATCGTCTCGTCGCCCTCCTGCACGGCCGCGACACTCTCGACCGCGCCATCTGTGACGTGCCGCGACCAGGCATACACGTCGTGTTCCCTGAGGTAGGTGAAGGCCAGCAGCACACCGTCGGCGCGCACGCACCAGACGATGCCGTGCGGATCGCGCGCATAGGCCCATTCGTCAATTCCGTGCGCCTCGAACAGGTGGCCGGCGAGAATCGAGACGTTGCGGCCCTGCCAGGCGTCCGAGCCGAAATCGTAGGCGACGTCGCGCACCTTCCGGGTCGAGGCCGTGACGTACAATGCCGAGGATTCGGTGCCGATCGGCGGGAGCTCGGAAATCCCCTCATAGCTCTGCGGCTTCACCGCACAATTCGCCGGGGTCATGACATCGGCCTGCGCCCCCGCCCACGCCTTCCACACCGCGCCCGAGGTCCAGACCAGCAACACGTTCAGGCTGAGCAGGTGCCGGATCTCGTTCACCTCCCGGCTGGCGATGGTGCGGGTGATGGCATCGCTGTCCTTCGACGGCGAGCTGGTGTTCAAGTTGTTGAAGGCGGCCGAAGCCGACGAATAGAGCGTCTGCGGCTTCTGGTTGGTACGGGCGTACCACTGCCGCCCCTCGTGGTAGGTTGAGCAGCCGGGATAGTGGTCGGTCGTGTCGAAGGGGTTCTTGTCCTCCGGCGGCGTGTCGGACGTGTCCGGCGCGACGGTCGTATCGGTGAAGCCCGTGGTGCCGTCCCCGGCCCGGCCGATGAAGCCATGGACCCCGTTCTTGCCCTTGTAGACGTTGTAGGAGTTGGCGCCGGCGGCGTTCGTCCAGGTGATCTTCGACGTCTGGACGTTGGACGACACCGACGCCGACGCGACGCTCTCCTCGCCGGTTTCCTCGCTCACCGCCGTGACGACATAGTCAAACCCGGCCCCGCCCGAGCTGGAGGCCAGCGCCGTCGGCGGCTGCTGCGTCGGGGCATAGGTAATGGTCGTCAGCGTCCAGGCGGCGTGCCCGGTGCGCGTCAGGTTGCGCGGCGCGTGGGACGGGTGCGTCAGCGTCATCGTGTCGGCGCTCTGCACGTACTTCAGCCGGGCGAGGTCGGCCGCGCCGTAGGGCGTGTCGATCGTATGGAGCCGCGCCGCGGTGCCGCCCGAGGTCCAGGCGCCGTAGCCCGACGTATCGACGTCGACCGAGAAGGTCGAGCTGCTTAGAACCGTCACCCGCGCGCTGCGGCGGTTCAACTCCGTCATGCCGCCGATGTCATCGAGGAACACCACGTCGCCGGTCGAGTAGCCGTGAGTCGCCACCGTCAAGACGCCCGGATTGGCCTGGCTGATGCCCGTGATCGCAGCGGCGGCCTCCAGCACATAGCCGCCCTCCTTGATGACCCTCATCTTCTGATCACCAAATTCGAGGACGTAGGTCTGCTCGGTGTTGAAGGCGAAGGGGATCAGTCGCGAGCGTTTGACCGCGTCCAGAACGGCCCCGACGAAGGCCNTGCCCGCCCGGGTGCTGGCGCCGCCGAACGGGTGAATGAACCAGTTGAGGCAGGTAGCGAGACCGACCTGGTATTTCGCGAGATCCACACGGCCGTGCAGCGCCGGCGAAAGCTCTCCGGCGGCGAAGCTCGGCAGGACGAGCGGCACCACGGTCATGGCACGCTCCCGTCGAAGCCACGCACCCCGAGGCTCGGGGCCAGCCGGTCCAGGTCGCCGGGCATGATGCCCTCGTTGGCGCTGTCGGCGATGGCACGTTCGATACGCTCCTGCGCCCGGTGCGCGAGGCGCTCGGCCAGGTCGGCCTTCTGCGTGATGGCGTGTGCAACGGAAGCGGCGAGACAGTCGACGAAGGCCAGGATGAAGCCCGGCGTGAAGCGCGTGGGGTCGGTCACCCGCTGGGCGTAGACCGCCGACACCCGGTCCTCGTTGCAGTAGAGGAAGGTGCCGCTGCCGTTGGAGGCGATCTCGAAGCCGGTCGCCGGCGAGCCGGCGACCCAGCTCGCGCCGCCGAAGTCGAGCCGCCGCATCCTGAGACAGTCGGACGGATAGGCATAGCTCGAAGCCCAGCGCGCCGGCGGCGTGCCCGAGGCGGCAAGCGCCTGAGAGACGCGGTTGAAATTCCAGTCGACCAGCGACTGGAGTTCGTCGCGCACGGTCTCGTACCAGAGGTTCAGCTGGCGCGCCTCGGTGCTGTTCTCCGTCAGGTCGGCGATGGTGGCACGCGTGCCGAGACGGCTGAGCGCCATGTTGCCGATATCGGTGTCGGCCGGCATCTAGCGCCCTCCCCCCGCGACGACGGCCTTCTCCAGCGCCGCGGACTTCTGTGCCGAGCCCGAGCTGGAGCCGACCCAATAGGCGACGATGTCGCCGAACTTGGCACCTAGGGTTCCGAGCAGGATGTAGGCGATCTCGCGCGAGGCGGCCGGAATCTCCTGGCGGACGACGAACCACAGCGCGGCCATGAACGCCGCGGTCACAAGCATGCTGACGACGACGGCGCCCCAGGCGATGGCGGAGCCGGCCTTCGCGAGTTCGACCGTCTGGCTGCGCGCGCTCGCCACGTCCGCAAGCTCGGCCTGCAGCGTATCGAACGCCTGCCGGCGGGCATCAGCTTCGGCCTGGATCACGGCCATCCTGAACTGCAGCGCCAGGTTGGGATCGGCGGAGATCGCCCGTTCGATGCCGGCAGCGTCCGCCGTGCCCAGGATGTCCTGCGCGATGCCGGTCACCTTCGAGACGGCGGCACCGGTCTTGTCGCCCATGATCCAGGACGCGACGGTCGGCGCGAGGCCGAGCAGCAGAGGAAGAAAGGGCATCTAGGCCTCCTGCGAGAGAAACAGGTCACGCTCGGCCGCGCGCCGGGTCACGAGGCCCGGCAGGACGCCGTCGGCGCCGCGGTTCCAGCGCTTGAACTGCCCGGCCGCGCCGGCTGCATCACCGGCGTTCAGCAGACGCAGCAAGGTCGAGTTGCCGAAGGCGGCCGGGCCGATGTTGAAGACGAAGCTCGCCAGCGCATCGAACTGGCCCTGGGTCAGCGGCACATCGACCAGGCGGCGCACGGCGCCCTCGGCCGCCTGAAGGTCCTCGCGCAGCCAGTCGGTCGCCTGCGCCTCGGTGCAGGTGTCGCCCCGGCGGACGCCCCGCGTGTGGCCGAAGCCGATCGTCCACGGCTCGCCGGTCACGCGGTTGCCGGGATCGGGGTAGGCCTCGGTCTCCAGCCCTTCCGAGATCTTGATCAGGTCGAGGCCCCTGTCGGACGTTACCAGGAGGGAATTGGCGGCGTGACTCATGGCGTCCTCGTCGTGGGAACGGGCGACCACAGGCGCTGCCACAGGCCGTCGATCTTCACGTCCTGCACGTCGTTGCGGCGATCGATGGTGTCGAGCCGCTGGCCGTGGGCGTTGAAGCGGCTCTCGGTCGCGCCCTGCATGGCGGCCACCTGGGCCTGCAGGGTGCGAACGGCGGCCGTCGTCTCGTCCAGAGTGGCCAACGTGCGCTGCGAGAGCAGGACGAGCAGCGCCATGCCGCCCGCGACAATCCAGCGATAGGCCTGGACGCCGAGTCCCGCCCTGCCGCCGGCGCCGTTGCCGTTCGGATGATCGGTGCCGCTCATGCGTCGACCGACGGCAGCGCCGCAGGAAATGACGGATCTTCGCCGTCCAGCCGCTGCAACCTCGAGAGACACGTCCGATGCGGCGCGTGCGCCGGATCGTCCAGCACCTCGGCGCCGAGGATGAACACGCCATTGATGCGCTCGACCGGCACGAGAGCCCGGCCTGGAGTGACACTGGACGGACCGCCGACGGCGTCACGATCGGCACTGCCGAGCAGGATGAACATGGCCATTAGACCTGCGCCCCCGTCGCGGTCGCCCATGCCTGGACGTTGGTAAAACGCGAAGCCCGCTGGGCTCCGCTCAACGCCGCACCGAAGGCCACGAAGCCAATGGAAGCGGCGCGAAAGGAAGCTGGTACACCACTGCCATTCAGACCGCCCACGATGACAGTGTCGTCCGGCAGTGAAGAGCCAACAGTGCCAGGATCGGCTGACCGGACCATTTCGACGCCATTTTTCGCGCCGTACACATCCGTGACGAGCGCGCCACTTCGGCCAGTCTGCGTTAGACCGAGGCTTGTCGCGACCGGCAGCGTATAGGTGGATGAACCTGAGTTCGCCGACATCGACGCGTTGCCAGCCACACGAGGCCGTATCGAGAAACCACGACTACCGCTCGATGAGCAGCCGGCCGAGACCGAGTTGCTGCCGACATCCGTCCTTTCGTAGGTTTCGATGTGCACCGAATGAGTGCTCATCGACACGCCGTTGCTACCTGGGATGAAGCCGGTGTCGATGTAACTTGTCGTTCCGTTGAACGTAAAATCGCGGTCGGCGGTGAAGGTCGGCGAGTTGACCGCCGTCGCCAATCGACGCTGCTTCAGGGAGGTCAGCGCCTGCGCCGCATTCTCCGCCCAGAAGCCCAGGTAGTCGTCGGTGAGCATCCACAGGCCGGCCGCCTTCTCGCTGAAGACGAACTGGTCGACGACGACCAGGCGCGCGAGGGAGACGCTGCCGCCACTGGCAACGACGGCATCGCGCCACGCCAGCACGTCGGCATCGAAGGCCCGCGTGCTGCCGCGTGCTCTGTTGAGAAAGGCGATGGCCATGCTCAGGCTCCGACGTAGACGGTGAGCCTCTGGCCGTTGGTGCCGATCTGGGTCATGGCGCTCTGTGCCTCCTTGCCCGTGATCTGCACCGTGTCGCCGCCTGAAAGGGGAATGCCGGCGTCGAGCGCGCAACTGCCGCCGGTCGGATCGAACGCGGCATCGCCGTTGGCCTTCGCGCTGCTCACGATGACGATGCGCCGCATCGCGTCGGCCGGAACCAGTTCGGCCGAGGCGCCGGTCATGATGATGGTCGACCTGGTAAGCGCCGTCCCTGTGAGATTTGTCAGCACGACCGGCAGCGGCTTTGCCTCCGAGACCGGGATGGCGGCGCGTTGGACGGCGGACTGGTAGGCGATGTCTTGAACCATGGATTCTTCTCCTCGTGATGGCGGGGCCGGCCCGGAGACCGGCCCCTCTGTGCTCACTGTCCGCCGATCACTGCTCGGCGATCACTGGACGAGGACGACTTGGTCGCCCGGCTTGGCGGCCTTGACCGGCGCGCCGTCGCCGCGACCGGCCAGCGGATCGCCGAAGATCGGCGCGTCGCCTGCGCTGCGGCGACGCGGCGCGCCGACCGGGACCAAGGAAAGGCCCGGCGTGCCGGACCACAGGATGCGCGCCCCGATCGGGTGGAGCTGGACGCCGTCGTAGAAGGGATTGTCGACGACGACGTACTCGGCGGACTTCTCGTTCTTCTCTTGCCTGGCCATGTCGCTGCCTCCGCTCAGACGGTGAAGCCCGACGCGTAGGCTCTGCTTGCCTGACGGTCGTGGGCGAGGAACGCGGTGAACATGCCGGCCGTCAGCGGACCGGTGGCCACCGTGTAGTTGGTGCGCAGGTAGCGCTCGGCATCGAGAGGCACCTTCACCCGCAGCACCTCCGTGCCCGCCGTCAGAACGGCCTTGCCGATCGCCCCGGAGTTCGCGAGCACGGCCGGCGAGGAGAAGCCCGCAGCGTCGTCGGTCTCCAGGGTGAAGGTGACCGTCGCGGCGCCGGCGGCCGTCACGCTCTGCGTGACCAGGATCACCAGCTCCAGCGGCTCGCCATTGCCCATGTCGCGGGCCGCGCCGAGGTCGATGACGTCGGTGGACGCGGCGGTCGTGGTGACCGCCTGGTCCGTGCCGAAGGTGTTGAGCTTGTCGTACATCATGGTGTCTGTGTCCTTTCCTGCNGCGCCGCTTACGACACGGTCGCTTCGGCNAGNGTGATCTGGTCGNNCTTNCGGATNGGGATNCCGCCNAACGAGTCGAAGATGCGGCCGTCGCTCTCGTCGAGNGTNCGGCGGATNTTGGTGTTGTTGGTNGTGNNNGNNACCGNNGCGCCGAGGTTGCGCTGGATGTCNAGCCACTGCTTNNNGGTGCGGTTCATGTACCAGGCGGGCCGGCACATCTTGATGTTCGGGATCTTGTTCATCGCCCGCATCATCAGCTTGACCAGGTCGGCCGGGGTCGAGCCCGCGAGATCCGACACGTCGATGTTGCCGATGCGGACAACGTAGCGCCAATCGCGCACGGAGAGGCCAGCGTCCCATTTGTAGTGCGTGCGATAGCCCTGGTAGCGGTTGCCGGCGGCATCGAGCAGCGTCTGCTCGCCCAGATCCTTCATCGACAGGCCGGCCTTGCTGCCCTTGGGGAAGATGCCGTGCACGGTGAGGTCGCCCCAACCCACCAGCCAGATCGACGTGTTGTCCGAACCCGAACCGCCGCCCGAGATGAAGTTGTTGGCGGTCTGCGACGTCGCCGTCGAGGTCGTGTTGTAGCGCGGCGCCAATCCCGTGAAGCGCTCGGGATTGGTCGCGGTGTTGCCATAGAACAGCACCCCGGCGAGCTGCTGCGTCAGCCCTTCGAGGAAGGCGCGGTCCTCGCTCAGTCGATAGGCCGCGGTGTTGCCGTTGAGATCGGCGAGCGCCTTGTCGATCTCCGAGTAGGTCTCGAGCATGCCGCAGGAATCGGTGATCTGCGTGCTCGTGCTCTTGGTCGGCACGATGCCCTCGTTGAAGCGGCGCCAGGTGCCGGTCGGCAGCGAAGTCTGCACGCTGGTGCGGTGACCGGTCGGCAGGTTGCCCTCGTTCCACACCATGTCGTCGGTGATCTCGTTCATCTGCGACAGCAGAAGGATCACCTGGGCGATGCTGCCATCGGGATCGATGACCTTGGACCAGTCGGCCAGGGTCGGATTGGTCACGGAAAGCGTTGCCATGGGGCTTGGTTCCTAGTTGTGCTGGGAGTTGGGATAGAGAGCCTTGGGGTCCATCGTGCCGGTTCCGCGGCCGGCATTGCCGCCCACGAACGAATCGTCCTTGATGGCGTTGGCGACCTTCACCATCCCGCGGATGAGCCCCGGATGGTTGGTGAAGCCCAACCCGTTCGAGATAGTCGATGGTCTGGCGGTCGAAGACCCGGGCAAGCGCGGTGCGGGCATTGCCCAGCGCGTCGGGGGAAAATTCCTTCTCGGAGGTCGCGCGCCATTCGGTCGTCTGCTTGGCCCACGAAGACGCGGCATGGTCGTTCACCGCGCGCGCGATCTCCTTGTCGCGCTCGATGGTGAAGTCGATCAGCTTCTGAGCCGTCGCGGGTGCGATCTTCTCGCCGCCGAACAGCTTCATGGCTTCGCCGAACACCGGATCGTCGGAGCGGTACCCGTCGGGGAGACGGAGGCCGGAATAGTCGGCGGCAACTTCGGCGCTGCTTTCTGCCTGGGCTTCGGATGCCGCCACGCGACCCTCGGCTTCGAGGGCGGGCGCCGCTTCCCCGGGGGCCGTGTCGTCGCCTGCTGCGAGAGCAGCCTCCTGTGCGGTCGTGGTGTCGAGTGTGTCAGACATCGCTCTGCTCCTCCGCGGCCGAGGCCGCCAGTTCGTCGCCCATCTCGTTGACGCGAGCCTCTGCACTCATCAGCTCGGTCATCTCCGGCGCGTACCGCTCGAGTTCGCCCAGCAGCTCGATGCCGATGCTGCGGCGGCCGGCGCTGTAGTCCTGGTGGCGCTGCGCCTCGAGGCCGCCGGGCACGTAGCCGTCGCTCCTGATGTCGCAGAGGCCGAGCAGCCCGTGGATAAAGCGGCGGCCGGATCCGGTTGCCATCACCGCGCAGAGGTCGTCGGCGAGGCGCTCCTGTGCCTGCTTCTCCAGCCGCTCGGCCTCGCGGACTTGCCTTGCATCGTTCGGGTCGTGCATGGCTCAGACTCCCAGCACGGATTGAAGGGCGTTGCGGCCGCCGCCGACCTCAGTCTCACTCAAGGTCTTGGCACCCTCGGCGACCGCGGCGGCCACCTGCAGCGCCTGCGCTGCATGGGCCTGCAGCGCCCGCGCAGCACGCAGCCGGGCCACGGCGTCATCGGCCACGGTGATAGCGGCCGGGGCGCCGAGCTTGTCGGCATAGACGTCGATGCTCTCGTCGGCGTTCAGCTTGTCGAGCACCTCGGGCCGCGTCGCGGCGATGCTGCCGGCGAAGGCCCACAGCCGCTCCACGCTGCCGAGATCGGCCGCCTTCTGCGCCTGCGCCAGGATGGAGATCAGCTCGACGTCGAGCGGGTAGCCTTGCAGTTCCGGGGGCGGCTCGGTGAAGAGGCCGTTCTCGGCCATGATGGTGAAGGTGCGCTGGACGAGCGGCTGCAGCAGGTCGTCGTGCAGGTTCTCCAGCACGGGCCCGAGCATCTGCATCTTCTCCTCGCGACGCGCGCTGATCTCGAGTTGGTTGCGCGGCTGGACGCCGTCCATGTCGGAGATCATCAGGAAGAGGTCGGCAAAGAAGGCCGACTTGATGAAGCCCTGGGTGCGCGCGACGAGACGCTCGACCGCGTCGATCGCGCCGGGAGCCGTCTGGTAGAGCGGCCACATCCCCGCTCCCCTCTCATGGGTGGTGAAGTAGTTGATGGCGCCCGGTAGCACCGACGAGGCCGAGCCACGCAGGCTGACATGCGCGCCCATCGGCGGATTCACATGCTTGTCGACCGCGTTGTGCTCTCGCTTCTTCAGGATCTGCAGCGACTTCACGTCCGGCAGCGCGTCGTGGCCTGGCCCCCTCGAGTAGGCGTCGTTACCGATCGGTGCCCAGCGCGGGGTCAACGCCGGGAACTGCGAATAGCCGCCGCGATGGATGAACTCTCCTTCGGCCTGGCCACCGCCCTCGCGCCAGTAGACCGAGCGGAACCTCTTGCCCGCCTGGTCGAGGCGGCCCTTCTCGAAGCCGGAATTGGGCTCGATCATGTGCAGGATCGCAATCTCGGTGTCGGCATCGGCACCGCGCGCACGCTCGGCGATCTCGGCAATGCCGTGGTCCGGCCACCGCTCCTGGATCTGGCGATACGAATACATGAAGCGGCGCGCCAGCGTGTCGACCCGGCCGCGCCAGTCCAGGCCCAGCCAATACTCACCGGTCGACAGCGTATAGAGACGGATCACGTCTTCGCGGTCGAACTCGACGATCGCGCAGCCGGTGCCGAACTGACC